TGCGGCCTCCTCTTCTGGTTGGCTGCTCGGGTGGAAGACGACGGCGGTTGATGCTTGGCGGTACCGGCCGCCGTCGTCGGATCAGAATGCAATCCGCACCAAGTGGTGGCCCCCGCGATTGGGCCTGACGCACGGGAGGAGAGGCCAACCCCAGGGGGTGGCCTCCCCATACGTAGTATGGGGGTTTAGCACCTAACTGCTCCTGAACGGCCAATATACTGAAATCATTACAAAAAATGACTTCAGGAAGTCTTCGGCTATGACATAGGCGCCAAAGACATATCATATGGTAACACATTGATTTTATTGAGCTCACACATACCGATGTCATATGAGTTAGGCCTCACTCATATGAGATGGGTCGTCTTCAGCACCCTCCGGGTAGACCCAGACAGTGGGGTTTTCGACCTGCAGCGAGACCCCGGATTGGGGGCATTTGAAGTGGCTCGGCAGCACCGGGCGGGCCTTTGTGGTGATCTCCCCAGTGATCGGATCGACATGGTCGATGGGCGTGCCGAACTGCATGCCTTCGACGCAGAGGTAGCCAAATCGTGACCGGGTCATGGGGTAACCAAACTCGGACGGATCGCGCAGGAATTTCACGAAACCTTTGGTTGCCAGCACGCTGAGGCGCTCGCGGATGGTGTGCTTGCTGCCCAGACCGCTCTGGTTCTCGAAGCTCTCAGCGAACTGCGTTCCGGTGTAGAGGCGTTCGCTGGCAGCTTCATCGAGCAACATGCCTAGGATGACGTCGTGCTTGCGCAGGCGTTCGGCATCGAAGCGTGCGCCCACTTCCTTCCGCACCAGGCGTTCGTTCATCGGGTTCAATTCGACCCATTCACCATTTACCTTGTCGATGAGCTTGCCTGGTAGCGCGGGGCCGTTCCTAAGCTCGATTTCCAGCCGACGTGCGCTGCTCTCCTCCTCCGGCCGATGCATAAGAAGCCCGGAGGTGTAGAAGCCCCGAAGCGCACTTGCGCCCGAGAGCGCAAGGAAAGGGTCTTCCTTCACCTGTGTCTTCGACGCTTTCCGGGTGTGGTGGGCGAGAATGATGCCGGCGTCCGGATTGACAGCCTCGCGCAGGGGCTCCACCCTGTCCCTCAGGAAGAACATCATGGCGGTGTTGTCGTTCTCACCGCCCCCCTCAGGGCCGCCATCGAAGATATTGCGTATCGGGTCGATGACAATGACGTCAGGCGGCGCCTCTGGAAAGGCGGCCCGGATAGCATCGGCCACACGGGCGACGCCCTCTGCATCAAGCAGGATTTTCAGCTTTGGCGTGGCGATGAAGGTATCGCGCGCAGCGGTAATGACGGCGGCCGGCAGCGCTATCTGGCGTATGCGCTCGCGCAGGTAGTGATACTGGATTTCGGCCTGAAGGTAGAAAACGCGCAGCGGTTGGGGCGGCGTGAAGCCGAGGAACGGCACGCCAGCAGCCATGTGCACGAGCCAGGAAATCAGGAAATCGCTCTTGCCCACCTTGGGTGCGCCGCCGAGCACAAGAAGACCGCCAGGCGTCAGAACACGTGGCCCAATGATGTCCTCGGGCATCGGGCTGGTATCATCCAGCAGTGCACCTAGACTGAAGGCCGGCAATGGCCCGGCAGGTGTATCCGCACGGGGCAGTCGCAGGAGCGGTGGGCCGTTTCTTTTGACATGTAGCGCCCAGAGACGCTCGGACTCGGCCTGCAGTCGGTCCAGCGGCCAGGACGGGCGCAGCATGGCAGCGTTGTAGCCGCAGATGGCTTCCCAGCCTTCCAGCGGATCCAAGCGGCCTTCATGGACCAGACGAACATAATGTCCGATAGCAGCGCTGGCGCCTTGAAATCGTGACCAGTCGTCAGCAGCGCCCTCCCGGACCGGCGTCGTCAACACGGCCTCTAGTGTGGGTTTGGAGGGCACAGATGTGGTATCGCTCGCGAAGCCCACACCAGGCAGCGGCGGCATTTCGGCGACCCGTTCGGCCAAATCCGAAAGCTCAATCTCGACGTCGCGATGTTCGCGGATCTGCACGAGGCGCTGGTGCCCGTGCTTATGATAAACTGTGCCTGGGACCCGGATCGGCTGGTGCGCTGAGCGAAAATGGGTATCGCCACCAACCTTTACGGCGATGTCGCCCCGCAAACGGCACAGGGTGACGAGGTCCTCGCCCTCCACCGGCTCTGTCAATTTCCACCACACATGAAGCTTGGCCGCCCCTTCAGGCGTGCGGCCGCCACTTTCAATCAAGAGGGTGGGCGTTCCGAGGTGGCGGGTAACATGCTCGAGCTTGGCGGGAATGTCGCCAGCATCGAGGTCAACAATAATGGCCTGCATCTGCAGAACATCTGCGGCACGGGCCTGTCCCTGCTCGGCAACTGTGCCCGGGATAACATAGACAGCCGCGCCCTCGCGGTTTGCCCAGGCAGCGAAGGTTGCGAGTTTTTCGGGCGCGGTGTCGTCGGCCGAGATCCAGATGTTATGCGGTTTGCCATCCCGGCCTTGCCCTTTGTCGACAAAGCCCCTCAGCGGGATGAGCCCCTCACACCAGCTAAACACCGTGTCGAGGAAGATGGCGACCTGCTCTGGTTCGGGATCGCAGCCAAAGGGGTTACCAGACGGTGGGCCGTCGTTGAAGTCCATCCACGGGTTGAAATGCAGGATGCTGTCGTCGCTCATACGGGCAACCCCCAGCAGCGGTCAGACCACGGACAGAAGCGGCATTCGAAGAAGTCGGACGTGGTCGCGATGCGAGGCAGCAACTCGCCCGCATCAGTCGCCTGCAGGATCCGCACGCCCCTGTCGGACATGCGCTGCGCGAGGTCGGCGTCGAAAGGCACCAGTTCGTGGTGCAGTTCTGCTGTGTCCTTGTTGATCGCCGTGAAGAGCGCAGGCGCGGTGCTGATGCCGGGCACGCTCGTTTCCATGTAAGCCTGATAGACCGCGATCTGGGCGGCGTAGACCGGTTTCGACTTGGTCACGCCGTCCTTGACGCAGGCCCGCCAGTTCTTCGCGTTCATGGTTTTGCATTCCCAGAGAGCGGGAACAGCAAGCCCGAAGCCATCGGGGCCATCGGCAATGATGCCATCGACATGGCCCCGAATGCGTCCGCCCGCGACCGAGAAGCCGAACTGACCACCATCAGGGCGATTGCCCTTGCGGGTGAAGAGATCAAACCCTGCCTGCCTCAGCCAGGCGACAGCGAGGTCTTCAAGGACATGCCCGATGGCAAAGATGCGCAGCGACTGGCCACTGAAGTCCTTGCCATCGTCCTTGTGTGTTGCCGTGAGTTCGAATTGCAGTGCGCGTTCGCAGGCATGACCGAGGCGGGACCCTCCAAGATAATCGCGGGGCGTCCGCGTGGCCTGATCGGCGGTGAGTGCGCCGTCCACAGCTTCATTGATACGGTCGGCAAAGCTGGGCTTGTGGTTGAAGTCCAAGGTCAAAATGGCACCTCCAGCGCGTTCGCCTTTGCGATGTCGGACATGGCTTCCCGGAAGCCTTCGATGGCTTCCTCAATCAGCGAGCGCACCTGCGCCTCAGAGAGATTGGCCAGTGAAGTGCCCCAGCCGATCTCCTCCATCAGCAGCGCCATGCGCTTCATGGTGGTTGTGATCGCGGCATGTTCTTCGTCGGTGAGATCAACCATGGCGAAACTCTCCTTGGCCAATCGCGTCCAATAGGACTGACAGGGCATCGAGCAGAACCAGACCGATGGCCGGGGCCGTCTCGAACGAACCGGGTCGAACCAACCCAAACCACGGGTGGGTTGCCGGCAGACAGCACACAGCGTTCCACGCGGATGCCAGAGCTTGCGCCGCTCCTCGGCGCTGAGGGGAGCGGAGAACGTCATGGATCATGCCGCCCTCCGGTCCGGGGCTACCGCGCTGTTGATCAGCTGGCTGATGCCCTGCTTGTTGAAACCGAAGGTCATAAGCGCCGAGGCACGATAGCGCGTCAGGCCAAAGTCCTGTCGGCATTCAGGCGGCAGGTATTTCAGCTGCTTTTCAGTCGGGGGCTGCCCCAGCCAGCCGCGCGTCTTGAAGGCGCTCTCATCGGTTTCGTGGGTGTTCAGCCAGTCATCCGCCTGAGCCAGGCACACAGTGCGCTCGCCGATGCCAAGAAGATGCGGACGCACGCCCTTGGCCCCACCGATCGCGTACCAGACACCATTTTTCCAGAAGATGCCGCCCCAGCCATTGAAGCCTGCCGCCATCAATGCGGCGTCGGTTCCGAAGAGATCGACCCAAGCGAAGCTCGAGCGCTCCAAGAGGTCAATTTCGGTCATCATGAAGCCTGACAAAGGCGCAGCAGCGTTGCCTTCGCCGGCCCCCTCCTCCTCACGTGGGAAGGCCTCACCGCAGAGCGGGCATTCCGTGGAAGCGAGAGGAATGTCCGCCTCACAACAGGGGCAGGTCTTGGTGGGCGCGTCGCCACCCTCTGTCCTGCCCTCGAGATCGACGTCCTGTTCCAGTGTGCCGTGGATCAGGCTTGATGTACCGAAATCCAGCACAATGCAGTCTGTCTTGACGACGCCCGGGTGTTCCTCCGGGTCAACCGTGCGCAGTCCCCGGCCAACCATCTGGATCATCGTGGACTTGTAGGAACTGGGGCGCAGCAGTACGACGCAGGAGGTGGGCGGGTGATCCCAACCTTCGGTCAGCACGGCCACATTCACGATAATGCGGATGCTGCCCTCGGCGTAGTCGGCAAGGATCGCCTTGCGGGTCTCAGCCGCGAGGTCGCCGTGAATCAGCGCGGCGGAAACACCCGCCGCCCGGAATGCATCGGTGACGTGCTCGGCATGGGCGACGGTGGAGCAGAACACTACAGTCTGCCGGTCGCCCGCCTTCTCCTTCCAGTGGCGGATCACTTCGTCGGTCACAGGGGCGCGGTCCATAATCCCAGCCACCTCAGCCATGTCAAAATCCGACATCGACTTGCGGACTGACCGCAGCTCGTCTTGCACGCCGACGTCGATGACGAAGGTGCGCGGCGGCACGAGGTGGCCAGAGGCGATGAGCTCGCCCAGCCGCACCTGGTCGGCGACGTTGTCGAAGACCTCACGCAGTCCCTTCCTGTCGCCCCGGTTCGGTGTCGCTGTGACCCCGAAGATGCGGGCATCGGGATTGGCCTCGCGGACCCGGTCAATAATGCGGCGATAGCTGTCGGCAACGGCATGATGGGCTTCGTCGATGACCAGCAGATCAAGGCGCGGCATGTCGGCGAGGTTCGAGGCGCGTGCCAGGGTGGGAACCATCGCGAAGGCGACCTGTCCGCCCCAAGATTTCTCGCTCGCATCAATTACCGATGTGGCGACACCCGGCACCACGCGCTGGAACTTGGCGCGGTTCTGCGCAGTCAGCTCGTCACGATGCGCGAGCACGCAAGCCTTGGCACCGTCGCCGATCATCTCACCGGTCACTGCCGAGAGCATGACCGTTTTGCCCGCGCCGGTTGGCGCGACACCCAGTGTGTTGCCGCGGCCGGCGAGCGCAGCCAGGCTGCGATCGACGAATGTCTTTTGGCGGGGACGCAAACGCATGGCCACTCCCCCTTACTTCGCCCAGCTCGGCCGACCGGAATGACCGGGCGCGGAAGCGGACTGAATGGTTTGGGGGGCACTGGCGAACTGCTGGGGCGCATAGCCCTGCGACAAGGCCACAGGCGTTTGCGGGTTTTCCGCACCCATCACCGCGGCATAGTCCCGATGATCCGGCGTCACGGCGGCGCGGATCTCGTTCTTGTCGTCGCCGTTTGTGTCCTGGCCGATGTCAATGCGTGCGACAAACTCAAGTCCATCAAGATCGCCAAAGCCGTTGATCCGGCGGCGGAGCTGAGCCTCGGGAGAGTTGTCCTTGTCAGACACGCCGCGTGCAGAGTTCAGCATGCCCCGAACCAAGCCACGCCCCATGTTGCCCCACTCCGGTCCCTTCGGGCTGTAGAGCCCGATCAGCGACCAAATCTTGCGACGGGCATAAGGGCCCTCAAGAACTGTGTATTCGGCATCGAGATAGACGGCGCCGGTCGTGGCGCGACGCGCCCATCCTCCAGTCCACCCCTGCGAGGCATCGTCAAAGCCGCCGGGACGCAGGGTCAGGCGAACCTTGGCAATCGTGCCTTTCGGGATGACGTTGGTGTTCGATTGCGCCGAGTTGAAGTCGTTCCATGGTCCGGTCATTGCGCGGCTCCGTGTGTGTTGATGGGGGACGCTCAGGGGCGTCGAATGGGAAAAGCCAACCCGGAGCCCCGATCGGGACACCGGGTGCCGCTGCAGG